CTGCTTTTACATATACATTACCTGCTGCGTTCTCAACGTGAACATCAACATCTTGACTGTCAGTGTTTAGTGTAATAGTTTCACCAGCACTATCAATACTATCAGTATTAACAGTAATGTTACCAAAAGTGCCTGCATCTGCAAATACACCAGTAGTGTTAACATTACCACTATCAACATTACCACTAAACGTAGCAGCAACACCGCCTGTGATTGTACCAGCTGTACTAGATAGTGTACCATCAGTTAGTGTACCACCAGTTACAGTACCACTTGCAGTCAATGTAGTTGCATCAACCAATGTTGTGTTAACATTGCCTGAATCAACATTACCACTAAACGTAGCAGCTACGCCACCTGTTAGTGTACCGGCAGTAATACTTGCAGTGCCATCAGTTAGTGTGCCACCTGTTACAGTGCCACTTGCATCTACAGTAGTTGCATTAACTCTAGTTGTATTAACATTACCCGAATCAACATTACCACTGAATGTAGCGGCTACGCCACCTGTGATTGTACCAGATGTTGAACTCAATGTGCCATCAGTTAGTGTGCCACCAGTTACAGTACCACTTGCTGTTAGTGTAGTTGCATCAACCAATGTTGTGTTAACATTACCCGAATCAACGTTACCACTGAATGTAGCAGCAACACCACCTGTGATACTACCAGCATTAATACTTGCTGTACCATCAGTTAATGTGCCACCTTCGACAGTGCCACTTGCTGTAACAGATACTGTTGTGACGTCTGCTTGTGATACAATATTACCACCAGTTACGTTACCAATGGCTGTTAGTGCTTGTGCTTCAAGTGCACCACCTGTAATCAAGTTACCGGCAGTTACGTTACCACTGAATGTAGCAGCAACACCACCTGTTAGTGTACCGGCAGTAATACTTGCTGTACCATCAGTTAATGTGCCACCTGTTACAGTGCCACTTGCAGTCAATGTAGTTGCATCAACCAATGTTGTGTTAACATTACCCGAATCAACATTACCACTGAATGTAGCAGCAACACCACCTGTGATTGTACCACTAGTCGAACTCAATGTTCCGTCAGTTAATGTGCCACCTGTTACAGTGCCACTTGCATCTACAGTAGTTGCATTAACTCTAGTTGTATTAACATTACCACTGTCAACATTACCACTGAATGTAGCAGCTACGCCGCCTGTGATACTACCAGCATTTAGGCTTGCAGTGCCATCAGTTAGTGTACCACCTGTTACAGTACCACTGAATGTAGCAGCTACGCCGCCAGTTACAGTACCACCAGTTGAACTCAACGTGCCGTCTGTTAGTGTACCACCTGTTACAGTGCCACTTGCATCTACGGTGGTTGCATTAACTCTAGTTGTGTTAACATTACCACTGTCGACATTACCACTGAATGTAGCGGCTACGCCACCTGTTAGCGTACCAGCATTAATACTTGCAGTGCCATCAGTTAGTGTAGCACCTTCAACGGTGCCTGTTGCAGTTAGACTTGTACCAGTAGCAGCACCAATATTTGGTGTTACAAACTGTGCGCCTGCTTTAACAACAACTGCATCAGCAGTGATTGTAGTTGTAGTTTCGTCAACATTTACAGATAGCTCATTACCCGATTTAGATAGACCGTCGCCTGCTACAATTGAACCAGCACCGGAGAACTGACTCCAGTTAATAGCAGTTGTACCCATAGTAACCGGAGCGTTTGTTGTACAAACCCAACCACTATCAAGGTATACTGTGCCTTCTTCAACAAAAGTAAACGCACCTGGAATTTCACTAGTAGGTGAACCATCCATGTCTTCTGCACGAGTTAGAACGTAGGCAGTGCCTGCGTCACCAAGTGTAGTTACAACATAGATACCATTGTTTGCGGCAGTAGATTCGTCTTTAACAAGTAGTCTATCGCCTTGTGCCATTACAACATCATCTTGATCAGCCAATGCACCGTTGGCATTACCTGTTAGTGTAGCACCTACACCAGCTGTGCCGTTGTCGTATGTGTTGGCCGGTAGAGCAGTAGCAGTTGCGGCTCTAGTTGAACCTTTAACGTCAAGACCTTCTGCAACACTGTCAACATAGCCTTTATTGGCTGCGTCACTATCTTGTACTGGATCTGCAAGAGAAACAATTTTTGCACTACTCGCATCAATAACGCCTGTGCCACTTGGAACAAGAACAATGTCTTCATTTGTGCCAGTTGCAGTAAGAGTTACTGAAGTACCTTTAACGTCAGTTGTGTTAACCACACTAGCATTTACGTTGCCAGTTGCGGTTACGTCTAGGCCCTGTACTGTACCAGTAAATGTAGCATTAGTTCCGCCTGTGATTGCACCTGAGTTGATACTCAATGTGCCATCAGTTAGTGTACCAGCACTTACTTGACCACTGAATGTAGCAGCAACGCCACCTGTGATTGTACCACTAGTCGAACTCAATGTTCCGTCAGTTAATGTGCCACCAGTTACAGTACCACTTGCAGTCAATGTAGTTGCATCAACTAGTGTTGTGTTAACATTGCCTGAATCAACATTACCACTGAATGTAGCGGCTACGCCACCTGTGATACTACCACCAGTTAGTGTAGCAGTGCCATCAGTTAGTGTACCACCTGTTACAGTGCCACTTGCATCTACAGTAGTTGCATTAACTCTAGTTGTGTTAACATTGCCTGAATCAACATTACCACTGAACGTAGCAGCTACGCCGCCTGTGATACTACCAGCATTTAGGCTTGCAGTGCCATCAGTTAGTGTACCGCCTTCAACAGTACCTGATGCTGTTACAGAGACAGTTGTTACGTCTGCTTGTGATACAATATTACCACCAGTTACATTACCAATGGCTGTTAGTGCTTGTGCTTCGAGTGCACCGCCTGTAATCAAGTTACCAGCAGTTACATTGCCACTAAACGTAGCAGCTACGCCGCCTGTTAGTGTACCAGCAGTAATACTTGCTGTACCATCAGTTAGTGTACCACCAGTTACAGTGCCACTTGCTGTTAGTGTAGTTGCATCAACTAGTGTTGTGTTAACATTACCACTGTTGACATTACCACTAAATGTAGCAGCTACGCCACCTGTTACAGTACCAGCTGTACTAGATAGTGTGCCATCAGTTAGTGTGCCACCAGTTACAGTACCACTTGCTGTTAGTGTAGTTGCATCAACTAATGTTGTGTTAACATTACCACTGTCGACATTACCACTAAACGTAGCAGCAACACCACCTGTGATACTGCCTGCGTTAAGACTTGCAGTACCATCAGTTAATGTGTCACCTTCGACAGTACCACTTGCAGTCACGCTAACGGTTGTAACGTCTGCTTGTGATACAATATTACCACCAGTTACATTACCGGTTGCAGTTAATGCATCTGCTTCAAGTGCACCACTAGTAATCAAGTTACCAGCAGTTACGTTACCACTGAATGTAGCAGCTACGCCACCTGTAATACTACCTGCGTTAATACTTGCAGTTCCATCAGTTAATGTGTCACCTGTTACAGTACCACTTGCTGTTAGTGTAGTTGCATCAACTAGTGTTGTATTAACATTACCCGAATCAACGTTACCACTGAATGTAGCAGAAACACCACTTGTGATTGCACCCGAGTTGATACTCATTGTACCGTCTGTTAGTGTTGGCGCCTCAATAGAAGTACCAGCTTCGATTGTAGCATCAACATTTAGTGCTGTTGTTACGTTACCACTTGGTGCCATGTTGACCAATGTAAGGTCTGCAACTTGTGCATCAGCATAACTTGATAGCGCGACCACGTTGCCACTTGCATCTGCTGATGTGAACCCTGCTGCAAATTCACTTTCACTTTCGTCCCAGATCCATGCGATGTTAGTTGAATCCCCACGTTCGCCAACAAAGCCAATGTCAAAAACTGGCGAGCCAGTTTGATCTTTAGCCAATAGCAAGATTGGATCTTCGATTAGTGTGTTTACAGTATCAAGTGTTGTACTTGTACCTTGTACTGTTAGATTTCCTGTTACGGTAAGGTTACTACCGTATACCAGATCATCTGCCAGCTTACCTGCACTAACACTGTTGTCAACTAGTTTAGAACTAGCGACAATAGTACTGTCGGTAATCTGGTTATTCTTAATTCTGGTTATAGCCATATTTTTTATATCTCCAAATATTAAACCGGTTTTAATATAAGGTATCTTCAGCTATGGTACTAACCCGTAGGCTTTTGCATCGCCAGTCACGCTTATTAATTACGTTAACAGAATATTACGTATTCTATTACTGTTATTTATAATAAGTAAGAAAAATAAATTCTGCTATTTTTTTATAATCTGTTCACACGGCGTTATACAGCACTAATATTTCCAGATAATAAAACTTTTTTCCAATTGTTAACACTGTATACTGCTAGGCTTGGACTGCCGCCGTCACCATCACTGACGTAGATTATTTGCCCGTCTGCAACATTAGCAATGTTAGCCGCAGTGGCTACAGTATAGGTCGGCAATTGTAAACTTTGTACAGTGCTCATTTCAACAACACCGTTTGTTAACACCTCAACTGTTGCATTACCGCTAAGATTTGTAATACTAGACACCGTAGTAACAGCACTAATAAATCTTACTTCGATTGTGTCCCCAGTAGCTGGAGCTTCGGTAAATGTTATTGTGGTACCGCTAACGCTGTAGGAGCTCGTTGGTTCTTGGATGGTACCGTTAATACTAACAATAATACCAGCAGTACTTGCTGCTTGATTTAGTGTAAATGCAGTTGTACTATCATCACCAGTTAGTGTTTGGCTAGTAATTGAACCAAATTCGCTGCCGCCTACATTGTCCCAGCTAGTGCCATCATATACTTCAACAAATCCAGTTGATGTATTAAATCTTAAATCCCCAGTCTCTGGTGAGCCGGGGCGCTGGGCTGTGTTTCCGACAGCAATGCCGAGAGCAGTTGTTGTATCAATTTGCACTGTGCCGCTGCCAGTAACTTCAAGGATAATATTATCTCCTGCATTTACTGTGCCGAGTGTAGTGTCGGCAACTGTTAAGTTACCAAGCTGGCTACTTGATCCAACTCCAAACGTGCCAACATATCTAGCACCAACAATATAAATTGATTTTCCTGTAACACCTGTATCTATTTGACTTGGAATATTGTCGCCGTTAAAGTTAAGTACACCTGCTTGATAATCAAAGAACCAGCCGTCTTCGTTGCCACTACCGCTTTGGAATAATTGTGTTCCTGTACTTTGTGGATTTGCTGCGCCTTCGTCGTCGACATAAACTTTAACAAGATAAGTTGATCCAAATTCAGTTGGGATCCAATCTGTTAAATTAGTTTTCCAGGTTTGGTTGTCTGGCGCTGTTAAATCTTCAGTGGTTTCAACAGTTGACTGGCCGCCTGCTGCATCCTGATAGACTTCCACAATACTACTAGATGAACTCGGTTTAACACTAGGAATAGTTCCAGATTGCTGCCAAACTCTATCACCACGCATTAATAGCGGCGATGGTATACTTTCATTGAACGCTTCTTTATTTGAGGGAGGAGCAGTTTTAGCAACGCCAAACCCTAGCTTCTTCCAAAGAAAATCAACTTTAGTGCTATCTGCGAGTGCCATTAGCTTGCTACTCCTACACTAACGCTGGTAAGCGATTCTCCGCTTGCTAATGCAATGCGAACTAATACGTTGTTACCAGTTGAATTTGAACTGTTTTCACTACCCAATGTCATAGTATAGGCAGCATTAATTGCACTACCTGTTGGTATTACATCAGCGCCAGTGAGTGCACAACCCAAAGATCCATTACCACCGTTACCGGTGTCGTCCCCGGGTACACCCGAACCTGCATACTGTACAGTACCATTAACCCAGCCGTTTGCAGTGCTTGCATCGTCAATAGTAGTACCAGGTGCAGCAATCCAAAGTCCAGTAATACCTGTTGTACTGTTTAAACTAATGTCAAAGTTGGCCATTGTTGCTCTACGGAATGCAAATGTAAAATATTGTGTGCCACTTCGTCCTGTGTTTAGGTCAGGCCCAGATGGCAAATAGCCACTGCTAAAGTCTGTAGTAAAGTGATCCAATGTGCCCCAGCGCACAACTGCTTCTTGTGTTCCGGCAATTGTCTCTGCACCACTCCAGGCATTGGAAGTATAATAGTTTGTTGCACTGTTAAATGCAGGGTTGTCTGCTGCACTTCCTAATCCAGTGATTCGCAACCCATCATCGTCAAAAACACTTCCTAGTGCATCTGCAACAGGAATATTTTGTTCATCAAATCCTGATAAACTTGCACTGTAGATTTGAATATATTGATTAGTTATGTTTACTACACCACTAGATCCGTTAACATTGAACATCTGACTATCAACATACCCAACTGCTCTTGCGCTACCGTTTACACTCAGTGTAATATTACCCATTGGTTGCGGGCTTGCAACACCAACGTCTGCATTAACAATTCCGGCAGTAACAAAACTTGGAGTTCCGTCGATATCACCGTAGGTTTTTGTTTGTGTGTTAATAATACTGCCGCTTGTGCCCTCAGCTAATGTGCCTGTGGTAAACTGTATAGGCTGACTGGTATTTCTGTATGTCTGTCCTGTCAAGTTGGATACTTCTAAACCCTGAATTTGAATAGCAGGACTGCCTGTATTGTAATATGGTACACCTGAAATATATCTGTAAGTGCCGGCAGTTTGTTCTACAATAACTGCGTTACCTTGCACTACCGTCGGTACATCAGTCATGTCATCTTTAACAAAATCAACAAGATTAGTGTCGCCGGTAGTGGTATGACTTAATTTTGCATCGTTGTAACCTACACTAATTCCACTAAGGGCACGTTGCCACCGTGCATCAAATACTTTAGCAAATCCACTTGGGTAAGTGCTTGCACTAATTTCATCGTGTGCATCACCATCTGCAACAACAATCAAATCTGTGTATGTACCCGATGCATCACCGCTGCTAGTAAAGGTAACATTGCCTGCTGCTGATCCGTTAAACTGTGCTGACAGTGTTCCCGATATAGCAGTATTTGCATTTGTAACATTGTTTGTATTAATAGTTGTGGTAGTTGTATAGCGTGTAACACTCGATCCTGCCGCAACAATGTTACCTCCACTATTATCTGTAGCATTAGCTGCCAAAAATGGAGACGTCCCTTGACTTGAATCTTGTAAACTCAATGTCTTAGTACTTAATGCACCTGGTTGTGCAGGATTTGCATTAATTTGAATATAGTTGCTCTTGACTTCGCTGTCAGATTGTGCTATAGTAGCAGGAGTTCCGTAAACATCTAGCTCAACTGTATAGTTGCCTGTGCTTGAATAGGTGTTGGTAATATTACCATTACCAGGTGTACCAGCACCACTAGTAATGTTACCAGTTGTGTTGCCGTCGCCGAACGCCCAATCAAATATTGTTGCATTCTGACTGATATTGTCAAATGTAAATAATGCTCTGTCTGCACCGTCACGATAGTCTGTAAATACATAACCATCTTGTGCATTATCGCCTGTTCTGTCACTGAGTGTAACTGCGGACCCGGTGTAGATTGATCTCACATCTGGTTCAATTGTAATTGTAGTAGTACCACTTACAAAAGGTGAATTGGTGCTGCCGTTTCTTACCTGTAAAGTAACATCAAATGTTTGGCTCGTGCCGCTTGCTTGATTACCCGAACTGAGGGCAAACGTATGATCAATAGTAGATCCTGGGTTACCAGCAACTCCACTTTGTATATTAACATTAGCAACTGACCCATCATCCCATGTCCAAAGATATTTTTGCTGACTACCAAACACCGCAGTAGTTCCTGGGTCAGTAGCAACAGTGTTTGTAAATGTTACCACACCACCGGAGGTTGCTTCTTCGTTAACTAATGTAGTTGCACTAGCAGTAAACTGACTAGTGTGATCACTGTACACACTCACTGTCCCTGGCGCACTGTATACTGTAACCGGAGTTGGTCCGGCTGTGCTTGACGTACCAGCTAGTACAATTGTGTACTGCTCGTCGCCGCCCGAGTTGGTGTAGGTATTTGTAAGTGTTGTCCAACCCAATACCGGATTTGTATTTGCAACACCATCTCCCCAATCAAGTTCGTAGCTTGATGTTACATTTGTTGATGTGTTATTAATCTCAGCTAATGCACCACTGTCGATGCTGTTGTCTGTTATAGTAAATGCCGGTACAGGATTCGGGGTGTAAAGTGTAATATAGTTTGTTCTAGTTCTGGTGTCAACTGAACCTTTTGCGCCAAGAGAAACATTTCCTTGGTAAGTGCCATCAGAGTTAAATGCTGTCAGTGACACAGTAAATTGTCCGCCGCCATCATCGTTATACGTGTGACTAACATTAAGGCCACTTGTTGATGTATTACCATCGCCAAAGTCCCAAAGATAGTTATCAGCAGTACCTACTAAACTTCCGTTAAATGTTACAGTTTGCGGGCTCGGTCCTGCAACAGGCGTACCAGTAAATTCAACTTGGCCAACATATGTGCCATTAGCAATGTTTAGCGCAACTTGATTGAGATCATCAAGACCGTCAGTTACAAATGTATTAGTTGTCCAATCATTATAAGCTACATTAGTTGTTAGATCTCCGTCAGTTGGTGTCCCAAGGCTAATAACATTACCTGTTAGCCCCCCAACGTTACTAATTGGAATAAAACTTAGAACGCCAGCACCGTCGGTGCTCAACACTGTGCCGCTTGAGCCGCCTGTGATTGTTATATCTTCGACTGCACCTAAGTTAAGCTCTGACCCTGACAAGTCAAGATTTCCAAGATTAGATGTGATACTGTTACCAGTAATTACAACATTGCCAATTGAGGCATCGTCGGGTGTTGTAATAGCATGGGTAGTTGATGTAGTGTTAACACCAATTCTGCTGTTAGCCACGTCGATATACAACGCATCTGTGCTAATTGCTAAATTAGTGCTCCGTTGTAAATCGTTTGCTAATGCATTACCAGAAACCCGTGCAATTGCCATTTATAATGCTATCCTCTAAATCTTATTGTATTTATACTAGATTTAATCTAGGTTGCAGGTACTGTTCCTAGTCCGTGAATCACATGAATTGGCTCAGCATCAAGGGGTGCTGCACTAAAGGTAATGTCGTTACCGCCACCGGTGATGGTATATACTCCCACAGGTTGCTGATAAATGTTTGAAACAAAGGTAATAACTTGATCTTCGTCGCTCACTGATGTACTAAGTGTAAAAGAAAGTGTAGACCCATCACCTGTGAATGCATCAACTACTAAGTTTGCTTCTCCAGCAACACCTACTGACTTGAATACAGTTCCATCAAAATATTCCATGCCGCCAGTGCTAGTGTTAAATCTAAAACTACCAAATGTCGGAGCAGTAGGTCGGTCAGCAGTTGCGCCGCCTGGAATAACCACACTCGTAGTAGACGACGGTATTCTGTGATTTTTTAAAAATTGCCCCGAGCTTGGATTAGCAGCCATATTAGATACCAGTATACGAAATTACTGAATTTACACCTGTTGCAACATTTGCAACAGCACTAATAAAATCATTGTTACTAAGCAATAGTTTTTCGCCGCCTGCATATAGTTGATATGTGTCAGTTGATGTGATTTCTAATGATTTTGCAACACAATTAACATTTCCTACACTGTCTCCACTTGGAACAATATGTATATCTATACTAATAGTAGCACCGGTATAATTTGTAAACGCTGCATATGTAATTGCACTGTTGTCCGAGCTTGTGTACACTGTGGTATCTGAGTTTACAACTTCGGTTGTTTGAATTGCCATTTTTTAATCCTTAAAATATAATGCCATAAACGATGGCCTTGCTTTTGCTTACTAGTTCGTCGGATGTAGAGCCATCAACAAAATAAACACCAGTTCCACCACTACCTACTGTGTTTGCATACAAAACTGTGGTGTTTGCTACTGAGGCAGGGGCACTACTCTGATCAGCAAGTTGAATTGCGCCGTCAACAGCAACATTGCCGGTAGCACTAACAATTCCTGTAATTGAAAGTGTATCGGTGTCTTGGTCCCAGGTGAATTCTGCCTCACCGCCGAACGTACCTGCATTATTAAACTGGATAGCAGTATTAGGACCACCTGGCGAACCAGCCGATGCTGTCCCGATTGCATCCCAAGTGCCAGTTTCTCCACTTGCACTAGTAGCAGTGCTTAATTCCCAGCGGCCGTTATCAACACTGTATCTGATTCCAGCGTAGTCGCTTGCAGTTTTGTGAGTCAATACACCTGCATTGGCAGCATAAGTTGCTGTGTTACTACTGTTTAAAACAATAAACGGATCTGATACATTAAGTTCTTCGGTATTAATATACGTTAAGTTGCCGCTAACCACCAAGTTACCGTCAACTTCAAGAGTATCTGTATCAATGTATACTCTGTCATCAGCATTTATTGTTTCAATATAGTAATCGCCGTCAATTCTTTTTTTTGTGTTCATAATGGACCTCTAGCAGTATTTACCTTCTCTAGAAACTTGTCCATAGACATTATCCTCATATTTTGTATTTTATTAAACCTAGGCACAAATGCTGATTCTGGGCCTTCTATTCTCCAAAATTGTCTGGTGCTAAAGTCTTCAGTGAGCTTGGTGATTTGATTAATCCAATTACCCGGGTATGTTGGTGGGTCGAGCTCTTTTTTGTAAAATTTTGTATCAACATAGATATTGTTAACCATACCATTGGTAGTTCCAAAATCCATACCAATCAAGTATATGTCACTATGTCCATCAATTAACGCCAAACTGGCAGCATTTGGCCCACTGCTAAATCCTTTGTAGTCTTTAGCAAGAAACTGTCCTCCTAAATCCAGAATAGGTTTTCGGGTGTGGAATCTATGTTTTTTTGCATATCCAGAATTTTGTATTTCTTCAGCGATCGGCCTGTCAGTGGCTACCAAGCAATGAGGTGTGCACTCTTGATACAATCGATTGCATCCAAATACTGTACCGATTTCCATCAATCTTTTGGGATTAACTGCTAGTCTACTTCTGCCATTTCCTAATATAAATGCTGCACTCATAAAAAACCCCCATTGTAGTTATTACAATGAGGGTTAGTAAGTTAAAAAATTAATCTTAACCGTAGTTTGGATTCTCAATCTGTACTAGATTAATAGTTGTGGTTGAACCTTCTGCGCCTGATTTTTCGATTGTGTCATCAAGAACGTTAAAGTAGTTAACCAATACTTTTGCGTTAGCAAAGTTGATTGCATACTTGTTGGTCATACGCTTAATGCGAACTAGTGTCGAGCCTTCGTCTGCATAAGTTACTGTCATAGTGTCGGCAGTTAGTGCAGCGTCAGCCAAGTCAGATAGCACACAAACACCAATTGTGTCAGCAGTACCAGTGCCCGAACCTACACCACTTGCTGTAAATGTAGAACCAACACCTGCATCTTTGCCTGCACCGATTGCTTGCCAGTCAGTGTTGCCAAGTGCTGTAATAATATACTGGTTATTAACAATAAACGAACCGGCTGTAACACCAGTCGAATCGCCAACGAGGTATTTTGTTGAACCTTTTTGGCGGATAATATAACCCTCAGCTTCTGCTACTGTGCCAATTTTAACACGACATGTTGTTGTTGGAAACTCTCCACTTGATAGATTTGAATTACCGCCAACTTGACCAAAGTATAGCTCGCCTGCTGGTGTACCGTTTCCGTCTGGGTTGTTAAAGCCAGCGTCTCTAGTATCAGAAATTTTAATTTTGAGAGGACGTCCCATGTTGTTTTCTCCTTGTAGAAGTCCGATGTAGGTTCTAGCCTACTACGCGGATGGTGTTCCGCATAAAACGTAGTATTACGTTAGAAAAGTATTTAGCCAAAAAAACAGCACCCGAAGGTGCTGTTTTCTCCTCCCTGCACAGTGCAGGTTGTAATGATAAAGCTTATGAGAACGAAAGGTTCTGTACAGCAATTTCACCAACATAGTCACCGGCGTTGCCGAAGGACGATGCTGTGTTTGTTAGCTCAATATAGCCATAACGTGTCATAAAGGACACTACTGGCTCAAAGCTGGACGGATCAAGAACAACGCCCGAACTCATTAGCGGTACGTATGGGCAATAGAACGCTGGTGCGTCTGTTTCACTTGCGCCTTTGTAGCCAACTAGTACTGGAGTTGTGTCGCCTGCATATGAGTCGCAGAATACACGCATTGTGCCATTCAATGTACCGACAAATTTAGTATTTGTTGGTGCTTCAAATGTGCCTTCTGTTGTGCGAGCAAATGCACTTGTTGTTGCACTCTGTAGCACTGTAAGTGCAGCAGGGGAAACAACAGCATAGTTGCCTGCGCCACGGCGTGTACGCTGAGCGATCAAGTTAGCTGTACGGTTGATTAGAACTGCAAGAGCTGCATGCTCGTCACCAACAAATGTTGCTGTACCTGATACTGTGGCTTGGTTGTATGTAAACTCAGTTGCTGCTAGTGAACGTAGAGAAAGTAGGATCTCTTGGTCGATTTCAGCAGTAATTTCTTGAGCAAGTGCTGCCATGATTTCAGCTTCAACGTCAATGCCGTGCATGGCTTGTGCGTCTTGTGCTGCTTCAAATGTCCAGCGAGCTTGTAGCTTACGTGTTTTTGCTTCAACAGCTTGCTTGAGGATTTGTACGGAAATCTGACGACCACCGGAGCCTTCAAGTACTGCTGTGTTTGCACCTTGGTATGTGTTCTGTGCAGCTTGTACAACGCCTGCTGTCACTGTGGACGCAGAGGAGTAAGCTTGTGCAATTTTGAATGGACTTAGTGCTTCGTCACCAGCGGCTGTACTTGTTGCTGCTGCCGAGTTGTCTGTCATTGCATTTGCATAACGAACACGTAGTGTGTGAATTTGGCCAACTGGACCAGTCATTGGCTGAACGCCGACTAGTTCGTTAGCAATAACAGTTGGCATAACACGTCTGATAACTGGTAGGATAACACGGTTAAGTGTTGCTACGTTACCAGAAGAAGTTGAACCTGCTGTTGCATTCTCTGCCAAGTGCTTACGAGTGTTTTCTAGGATAACACCCATTGTTGAACGGCGTGAACCTTGAAGGCCTTCTAGGAGGGCTTCCTTGGTCTCACTCCATCTGTTTTCTAGTAGTTCTTGTGACATTTCTGTCTCCTTTTTCTTTTTTAAAGCCCTGCTAGGCGCTTAAGATCGATAACGTTATTAACGTTGTTTGTTTCGGATCTTTGTTGTTCGGCCTTAACAGTTTTGTTACCAGTAGATTCAACAAGTGCTTCAGCTTTTTTAGTTGCTTTAGCTTCACTGAGTACTGCTGGCAAGTACTTCTCAAATGCGTTCTTTAGACGAGATGTTTGAACGTTTTCAAGAAGATTAATCATTACTTCTCTCTTTTCATCGTTAAGAGGCGAAAGTAGTTCGTCTAATGTAGCTTCTCGCTCATTAGCTTCACGAATGATTTTAATTTCATGATTTTTACTCTCAACAAGCTTTGCGGCTTGTTTTTGAGCGTTAACGGCTTCTGCCAACTTAATGTCTTTATCTTCAATAGTAGCTAATAGTTTGCGTACTTCTGCATTCTCATTGAGATGAGTAGCACCAAACTCTGTAGCATATGCTTCAAATATACGGCGACCAAAATTGTTCTCACGAGCAATTTTGATATCCTCTTTAAGTTGACTTAATTCTTGCGTAAGATGAGTAGCAACAGTTGTTGACATCTTTTTAGCAGATTCTTTTACAAATTTACTTTTTAGACTATCAAGTTGTCCACGTGCTTCGCTGACAAGCTTTACTTTAGTTTCAACTAAGTCTTTCTTGTCTGCTGCGAATTCCTTGATTTCTTCGGCCAAAGCACTTACAATAAAAGATTCTAGCTTACCAAAACCTTCTGCTTGTACTTTACGGTCTGTGCGTAGTTCGCGAAGCTCTTCTGAAAGTTTTGATACCATAAAGTTATTAAATTTATTAGCATTTTCTTTCATTGCTTTTGCGGCTTTTACACGGTCCTCTGCAAGTGCCTTTTTCTCTTCGTTAAGTTGAGCAATTTCTTCTTGCAGGCCTTCTGTTACCATTTTATCTAGGGCTTCTACCATCACTGTTTTATCATGATCATAGCGTTGTGCAAACTCCTCACGAAGTTCTGCACGAACTGTTTCTTTGGTCTCATTCAACTTTGCTGCCCATTGTTCAGCAATAGCATTACGAGTATCCTCATTAACCAGGTCGCTATCTAGTAGTGGTTTAATAGCATCTAACATGCGATTCTCCTAAATCTTTAGGTCCCTAATCAGACGAGATACTTCGTCTGTTAGGTACTTCTGTACTCTGTCGTTTGACCCTGACTCCCTGGCCATTTCGAGAACTGCATGACCATGTTTCATGTTCAAAAGTCCTTCGTAAATAGCTTTAGGGTAAGCATTTGGAGCACTGGGTTGTGCGACTACATCGACAGTAACAATTTCAAAGTCACTGACGTGTCCGTTATGTGGATCTACATTACCCGATCCACGACTAGATACTCCCAGTCGCACACCTGACTGAAGCATAGTTTTAACTAGCTCGCCCATTGGTGTTGGAAGTATTTTTAGTTTTCCGTATCCATTTGGACCGTCCATCCACATACTAGTAATCATGTGACATACACGGTCTAAATTAATCTTAAGGTCATCCGGGTGATCAACTTCACCAAGGACGCTATTGCCTTCTTTGATCTGTTCATTAAGAGTTTTAACTGCGTTAGAAATCTCACTCACAGGGTATATTCGCTCATTAGCGTTCTTAACACCACCTTGTATGCAGATGCCTTCCATAAAGAGTTCCTTACCGTCTTTCCCTTCAACGAGTTGAATTTGTGCGGTTTCGAAGGTAAGGTTTTCTCTAAGATAAAGAGCCATACTTGGTTATCCTTTTAGTCAATAACGCTTTTGGTGTTCACACCAGACGCTTGTGCTAGTTGCGGTTTTGGCGCAGCTTTCATGTCTGGTCTTGTTGTGTTACCTTGGTCTTGTGCTTTTGGAGCAGGGCGACCTTTTTCTGGAGCAGTGTCTGTGTCAACTGGTTTTGCTACAGCACCTTTTGCGCCACTGTTGGCAGCCACAGTACTATGTGTTTGAGTACCAGCTGGTTCAGTAGTAACAGCTTTAGGAGCAGCAGTTAGGTCAACATTTTCTTCTAGACCTTCCATTTCCATGTCAACTTCGACTGTTTCGTCGTCCATGTCCATTTCTTCGTGGTCATCTTCAACATCATCAATGTCGTCAGTGTTGTCGTCGACTTGACCCATGAGTTCTTCAAACTCGGACATAAGTTCGTCTAGTTTGTCTTCTAGACCAACAACACGATCTTCGAGTTCTTCATCGTCGTCATCATCTTCAACGTCGACCATCATCATTTCTTCATCATCATCTTCAAAAGTGACGCCTTGTTCTTCGGCTTCAATTTCGTCGATAAGATCGTCAACTTGTGATCCACCAAGTTCTGACTCTTCAATGGATTCGTCCATTTTGTCATCATACTCGATGTCTTTTTTAACTTCATCACCAGCTTTTTCAGCATGGTCATCTTTTTCTGCGTCTGATTCTTCAGACATGATGTCTTCATAGATTGTTTTAGATTGCTCTACAACGATCTCATGAAAGAGAGCTTTTGCTTTATCTTCTTCGTCGTTAATAACGAATTCGATAAGTTGTTCAAATTTGTTCATATTGGTTCCTCCAAAGTATGGGCTCAGTATAATATTTAACATAGATACTAAAAACTATGCAGTTATAGGAGTAAAATGGGTAGAAAACGATAAATTTATTAGACTAAAAGAAAAATTCTAATAAAGTATCACATTTGTGGCGGCGCTGGTGCATATTGTGCTTGCACTTTTTTCAGCTCTTCTTTTTTTTCATAATTTCGCATGTCATACATTTTGCGCAATTTTGAAATTTGTTTAAGAGTTAGTTTAGTTTTGCGCAGTTCGCCGAGTTGCGGTGTAGAATTGTCATCCTCTACATCTTGGTACCCTTCTGGTGCTGCTTCAAAAAATTCAAATAGTTTCATAATAATATTTATCCAAAATCTATATTCGGAAGGTCAATACGACCAGCGCCTAGAACTGCCCCTTTTGAGCAGTTTCCTATACAAGTATTGTGACAGGTTTTTATACTATCAAAACTATTTTTAAGTTTAAATTTATAAAAACCTGACTGTGCAATATCACTTATACTGTGCATATTCAAATTTATATCGTCGAGATTGCCAATTATTTTTCTAAAAAGCCTGTCAGACATTGTGTTTTTCCAAGTTGTGCCAGACGTCATGCAGCACGGCAATACATACCCTTCGTGATTTATGTACATATCTCCATGTTGATTCCAGGAGCATTGAGGACTTGTAAACGTGTCGGTACTATTTGCTATGTTATGTGACTTGGTAACAAATTTTATACCGTCGGCCATTTCTAAATCATACTGAAACTCTCCGTCGATATACACAGGCCAAATATTGGTTCCAAAGAAATTTCTATTAGAGTATTGAACTTGAAAGTCTATAAATCCAAGATCTTTTGCTAATTGCCTAGCTTCTTCGATTTGATGTTGATTGTGTTTGAAAACTATGTATTTCCAAGTTGCATTTCCTCCGGCTGAGATAAAACTTTTTGCATTTTCGATGGTTTTTTCCCAGTTAGCATTTATTCTATAAATGTGATTTGTATCCTCTAATCCATCTAGTGCAAATACAACATGCACATTCTTATAGGCTGCTATCTCTGAAAACCACTTTTTATTACGGATACTTCCATTGGTATTAATGTCGACCCTGTCGATGTCTTTAAAAAAGTCAATAAAATTTCCAATTTCAGGATTCATTACTGGATCGCCATAATCGCCTTCAAACTTCATATATTTTAAGTTAGGCAAATACTTTAAATCGAAATTTTTTGAAAAATTATCAAAACTTAAATGCCCTGGAGTAAGATTTTTATCCAAAAACCCATTTTCGTCAAATCTAGGACATTGTGGACAATGCAAGTTGCAAAAACTAGATGACTCGATCGTTAGTTGTTTAATTTTATTTAAATCTAAGAACATTTGCTATTAAACCAGTGCCACATAGGCGTATAAAAATCTATACGCACTTCGCCGTTAAGTCCAATAAAACCGTAAAACTCGTCAGTTAAGGTTGGACCATTTTGATTGTTGTTACTACCCACGTGATAGTAACAGGGATTTCCGTTAACGTATAAATCAGTTACATCAATTTCATCGAGTACAATTTTCTGCACAATTGCATGAACATTGTAAACAATGTTGCCTTGTTCGTCAACAATTGTGTGTTCTTCAGTTTTCCCCCGCATTACTACCCGAATACATTGGTCAGCGTGTTCGTCAGTATCTTCATATTCAATGGTATATTGTGTTACACCTTCATTAAATGAATTACTTGCAACAAGTTTATTGTTTTGATATACATCAATGAAGATACTTGTAACAGTTTCACTGCACTCAATGTCTAGTGTTGATAACATTCGTTATACTAAAGGCGTTTCTGCTGCAACTGCACCAGGATCGATGTCCACATCAATTTCCTCACCGCCTGCTTCGATGTCACCGCCGGTTTCAATATCTGCATCAAAATCAGCAGGACTAACACCGACTGTGCGTAAATCTTTGCCCATTGGATCAAGTTCACTTGGTTGCCCAGTTTCTTCACTCCACAATTTCGAGTTTTCTTGCAACTCGTCGTCAGTGAGACCCAGGTAACGTTTCATAAGAAAACGCTTGCTCATGTAGGGAATTTGCTCTAATGTGCTAAACGCTTGCATACGAGTTGTATCAAGTTCAGCTTGACGATAACTAGCAAAATTCTGTGGCGGTGCAAACTTGATGCTAAACAACCCGCTGTCAATGTTAAAGCCTCTCCAGCGCAAAAACATTTTAAATTCATCATCAAGTTTTTGACAAATTTGCTTTTGCAGTCTTTCGCAATACTGATTAAATCTATATTCTTGTATAAGTGCAGTACCAACACGACCGTCGTTCATTGGTCGATCACTGTCGTCTGGGCCAGTCGGAAGGTAGCTGCTAGGAACACGAAGTCCTCTGCACATCTTGTTGTTAAAGTATTTTAAATCGTCGATTTGTCCAAGGTTTTCGCCGCCTGGTAGTGTTTCAACTTTTGATCCTCTACCTTCTGCTGTTTGTGGAAAGAAGTAATCTTCGTTGATTGACAATGGATTGTATGTAGTATCCATTGTAGTACCAGCTTGCCCGCCTTGTTGATTGGGAATACGTCTTTGGTGCACTTCATTTTTAACACGTTCAACAAACTGCATAGCAAGGTGACTTGGCATGTTGCCTACATCAATATAAAATACTCTACGTTCTGGCGCACGTTGCACACGATAAATTAGAATCGAGTCTTCAAGTAACTCTTTTTGCTTGAATACTTTGAAAATCATTTCAAGTATACTTTGACTAAACGGCCAATAAAAATCCAAGCCTTCACTAAGTCCAAGGTGTACTATGTTTTTAGCATCAATTACTGTTTCGTTTATAGTGTGTTCAAATCTACTTTGCCCACCTGCAAGAGGTGCATTTGGGATAGTGTAGTTTGAATTTGATCCGCCGCTGCCGCCAATTGACCCTGCATTAGGATTTGATCCATAGTCTGTGGTGCTTTTAGGAGCAATGCTTAAATTTTGAAAGTTGGGATTGATATCACGAATAACGTATTGTTCAGGTTTCTTGCCTTCGTTTTCATTGACAATAACTCTTACTACTTTGGTCATGTCAACCCAGTATAGTTCAAAGGTTTCTGGATCTCTAACAAAAACTTGATCGCCGTACTTCAACGTGTTACGGAAAAGACGGAATATACGTTGATCAAACTTGTTGAGTTTAGTCCACTGTTGTAGTTGTTTTCTAATAATCTCAATTTCGTTGTTTGTAGGAGTATCAGTGTATTCAACTTCAAACGGTGTGTTGTTGCTTTCATTGGTTTGTGTTGCAAACTCAGCAATGATATCTAAACATGCATTGATTTCACTGTCGCAATCCATATTTTCATACTGATTGTAGCGTTCAATTCTGTTAGGGTGACCTGAATACACTTCAGGCAAGTGACTTTGGTAATTCTTAAAACCAAATTGGCCGCCTTGACCATTTGATCCTTGAGTAGACCGTCCGCTAATAGGCGAAAGTTGCCCACCTTCGTTGCCTACCACTTTAAAGTATTTTTTCCATCCGGCCATGTATTATTTTTCCAATATGCACATTGTGACACAAGTATTTATCACCCTTGCCTGGCCCGCTGTAGTATCTGCTCACTAGTACGATTAGCACGATCCATTGCAGTTACAATTTCAGTTAACTTTTCAATGGTTAGATCTGACACTTCTTTTCTTGCTAAAGTGTCTGCTTTAGAATTTGCCAACTGACTGTTTGCTACTGTGAGATTTTCATTTAATACATCTGATAGACTTCCACTGGTTCTTAACGTGCCACTAGGGCCTGCTGTTGAAGATGTAGCATCTGATGTTCCTGGCGGAGCATATTTTCTTCTACTTTCCTCAAATAGTTTTAATAAATCACCATTGCTTCCATAATCTGGTGTTGCACCTGATGGCAAAGTACCTGCACCCCCAGTTGTTGTTCCGTTATTTCCAGATGCATTATCAATAAATCTTCCAAATCCAAACATCTTTTTGATGTTTTCCCAGGTTTCTGCGTTTTGTTTCCTTGAGTTATCAAGTCGTTCTTGAATTTGCTGTTGTGCAGCGGCTTTTTCATCAGGGGACATATTTGTGAAATCTACAATTCCAGTCCCAATATCTGGCATTATTTGTTCAGAAACTGCTGACTTTAATCCGGCTAGTCCACCAGTGCTAAATGCTTCGAGCATTAAAAACATTTCTTCGTTTGTTCTTTGCACAATTCTTGCAAATTGTTCAATCGCTGCGGCAGCTGGGCCCATAAGCTCTTTAGCCATTTTGTCAGCTTCAATTGCTGCCCGTTGTAAAGCGACTTGTGCAGAAATTAGATCGGCAGTTGTGGTGTCTGTTGCTGTTGTTAAACTATCTTGCGATGTTTTTAATGCGTCTAAGTCGTCTGCTGTTAAATTAGCACGTTGGGCCACATTAAACATGCCTTCAAAAACTGCATCCATTGGTGTACCAAGGCCGACCAATCTAGCAATTCCTGCTGATCCTCCTAGAGAATCAAATCTATTGTT